GTAGAGGATCGTGCGAACCTCTCCACCGGTCTGGTCACCAGCGTAACCGTCGATGGAACCGTCTTCCGCAATCCAGGCCTCGGCGAGGACCGTCGGGTCGGTCTGGGTCACGATAGCCACGTGCCCACGGCCTCCAGAAGCAGCCTCGCTCAGGACGATGTCGCCAACCTCGAAGCCGCCGTCAGGCTCGTTACCGTTCCATGAGTCTGAAATATCCGCGAAGTTGCGCTGAGCGCACTCCTCACGAAGGGATCCGGTCCAGGTCGACTTCGGAAAGTATCCCGCGGTGAAAGGCTCGCCCCACTCGTGGTGGGCAGCCAGGTTGTAGCATCCCGCGACAAGCGCCGAGCAATCCGCGTTTGCCGCGATTCCGTGGAACCAACCGTCCCAGTCGGACTGGTCGTAGAAGGTCCATCGTTCGGGCTGACTGTATCCGATGTTCGCATCATCAGCATAGTATCTAGCACAGCTAGCAGCGTAAGAAGCTACAGTCAATCCATCCTCCTTTCATGCGCACGTGGGGAAGCACGCCTTTGGGTTTGAGCAGATCGTACCGTCCGCCCCCTTGTCCCAACCCATTTTGACGGATTCGGGAACAGAAGGAATGTGTGAGACCAGTGGCTTGCCAGAGGCTTTTAGTGCGGTCCAGATATCCTGCGGCGCGGTGTACTCCATGCTGAGAACATCGCAGGTCTTTCCAGCAGCCCAGTCCGCATACCAGGCTTTGTCTTTGTCGCCGGCGTAAGCGTACCCCCACGTCTTCACGCCTTTAGCGCGAATCGGGTCGAACGCCCATTGCGTGTCGCCGTATGCTTTGAAGATGATCTTGTTCTCCAGCCCCTTGAAGACCTCCAGGAAATCTTTCCACTTTACGGTCTTGTATTTCGGGTCGACCACGAGAACGTGGCTGTCGATGTAGTGCTCGATCAACCAGTCGAGTCTGGAGGGCATGTACTCGGTCCGAGAAGCAGCGGCTTGGATCTCCGCCCACGTGTACTGGTCTACGGGCTTAGTGAGCGCCGGAACAAGACGCGAAAGCGACTGGTCGTGACAACCGAACCACACACCGTCACTCGACTGTCCGCAACTCATCTCAAGGCCATGACACTTGAAGATCGGGCACTGCGAATATGCGCGTTCAGTGTGCTCCGGCCAGGATGCGGATCCGCCTCGATGGGCTACGATGAACTTCGGAGTCTTGAGCATCTCATCAACCGAGCGAGAACCATAAGGGATCGCCTTCATGCTGACGCACGAGATCGCGTCGGTGCCGGACCAGACGAAGTACTCCACTCGCGTACCGTTAGCCATCGTCGGGTCCTCGCTCGCCTGCTCGACGTGCTCTGTGACCTTAACGAACGTGCGGCTCTTAGCGACGGTCCCGCCTGCTGGAGTAGTGAAAGGAGCCGTGGCGTAGTTAACTGCGATCGAGCTCCAACTGGCGTCGGTCTTCTTTCCCCAAGCACCATTCGTGACAACAGTCGTAGTGCTGGGGAAAGTAATGATGCCCTCGTTGGCTGTGGCATGCATCGTCATGATGCCGAAGCAGGGTACGTCGCTTATGAGCTGCGCGTTCTCCGTGCTATGAATCGCCTCGAGCTCCATATTGTCGATGGTGGAACCGTCGATCACGACGAGATATGCACACTGACGCCCCGTGTACTCCGCGTTCTTGGACCCCCAGTCGATGTTGCGGAATTCGGTGCTCCACTGGGCCTTGTGGACGGCTACTGTGGTCGAGCGAATCCAGTTCTGGCCCTTCTTGTCGGTGTCATAGATGCCGGTCCACCCAGCGGGCGTAGCGTCCCCCTGCGTTCCGAACTGCCCGGCCACGACGAGGAGTCCCCAGTCGCCGGACTTGAACGCCCCCATGTAACTGAGCGGCTTCTTCGGATCCGAGCTGTTGACGGATCCGCGGATTCTCATGACCATCAGACGGTCCTACGCACGATCACGGTGTTCGACGGAGTCCCAGACGGAACCTCTCCGCCTACCGGCAGGATGAGAACATTGCCGTTGCCGCCACCGCCGGTGTTCTTGGTCGCGTTGAACGAAATCGGTCGCTTCTCGCTGAGAGTTCCGTTGTATTTCGCGCTCGTATTGTCCGTGTAGTAGACGTAGATTCGGGTGTAAGCGCCCTCGGATCCCACGGCCTGGATATTGATGTTTCCATCGATCGTGGTGAGAGAGGTAGAAGACCCGTTAACCACATCCACAATGATTGTGGACCCCGGGTTGGACTTTCCCGAGATGGTTCCTGTGATCATCCCTTGCTTCCCATCTTCGCTCTACGGGCCGCATTAAGCGAACGGTTCTGACGAGCTATCTCGGCCCGGCTCATCTTCTTGGGATCCTTGTTCTTCTCGCCGCAGACACGGATCAGAGTCATGAGGCGGTTCAGATGCCACTTCTCGCATTCAAACGGAATGGAGAATGTGGCCATCCAGTAGTAGATCAGTTCCGAAGTGATGATCTCTCTTGATCCCGGACCGTGATCTCGGAATGTCGTCGCTGTCATCGGGTCGTTGATGTAGTCGGCAACCTTCTGGGCGTGTTCAGGTGTGAGATGAGAGTACGCTAGAGGGTTGACCTTTCCGATTGTCATGCACTCAATATAACTGAGCGACTGCTCAGCGGTGCGCTCCCTATTACCTAGGAACGGTACTTTCCAGATCGATTCCCATTTTGACAGAGACAGAAGACTATGTTCGAGCTTAAGATCGGTGACGATTCCCGGAATGAAGAGATTGTGTACATCGTCGTACTTCTCCTCCCCGTGGATCTGAAGTGTAAGCATGTGTGTTCCTATCGAGGCGCTGCGCCCTCGGGATTTGGCGTTCAACCGAGGGCGCAGGCGTATCTCAGGCCGCGGCCTTGATGGTGGCGATCAGCTCGTCCGGCGTGGGGAGCTTCGGGTCTGCGTCGGACTTTCCGAACAGCGTCTCCTTGGCAGCCTTGTACTTCGGGGCGGTGAGCACGGTGCTGTCGAGCGTGATAACGGAAACCGGCTTGTGGCCAGTGACCGCGGCGGGAGTCGACTTGACGCTCCAGGAGAAGCTGATGGCCTCAGGAGAGTCGTTAATCGTGCTGTAAGCGCGCTCCGAAGGCTGAGCGGTCAGACCATAGAGAACGTGGATCTTCTCGCCGAACGCGTTACCCTTGGTGTCGTTGCCCTTGATGGTTCGGTAGGCGATGCCGAACTTAGCGCGGGCCTGCTGGCCGAGGTAAACTCCGGTCTCGGCAGCCTCGGTACCGTCACAGGCCATGAACTCGTCGGGGAACGTGTAGGCCTCGATGGTGCCCTCGAAGGTCTCAGCGGCCTGGAGGGAGAGGTACTTGATGTTGTCCGCGTAGACATCGGAGATGTCGGCGCCTGACGGGGTCTCGGTGACCTTGGTGAGACCGTTCCAGGCCACGCCTTTGCCGTACTTGCCGGTGCTGGAGTCCACGACGTACAGAGCGCCGTGGTCAACACCAGTCTCGTAGACGCGAGCGCCATCCTGGTCCCAGGTGAGAGCAGCCATGCTGCATCCTCCTAAGCGTAGATGGTGAATACATTGTGGTTGAGGCCCTCAGTCGCGAAGAAGCGGCTGAATCGAGCCGTCGGTATTGCGGCCACCTTGTCGTTTACGGCACTATCCGGATCGCGATCGATGACCGTGACCTGATAACCGATCAAGTTCCACCACAGCACGTTATCGGCGTAATACGGGGAAGCGTTGTTGCGCTGATAGACGATGCACGGGTAGACGAGCTTAACCGATTCTGGTGGCTGGTAGTACACATGGTCCGAGCCAAGGGCCCCAACCAAAGACTCATGGAGTTGCAGTCGGCCCATTGTACACCCCTCCGAGGTCGAGGACTAGACGGGGGCGTGCGACCTCGACATTGCTGACGGACCAGCGTGCCCCCATCCATTTCACGTACTTGATGGCCGTGAAGTTCTCCAGAGCAAATGCGTCCGCGAGAATACGGATCTGATTGTTCGTGCGAAGATCCGGAATCACCTTGTCAGTCGAGACATACTGCTTCATCATTCGTGTGACGTCGCCGTAGTACGATCTCTCGGTAATCTTGTCCTGCCAAACACCGGGCTTGACCTGCACGGACTCGCCGTAACCGATCTTCCCGAAGAACTTAGCCATTTTGACGAATCAAGCCGTCTTCTGCTCGATGACCAGAGCGCTCTTGTACTTGGTCAGCGCGCCGGAGCAACGGGTCTCCAACAGGTACTTCTGCTGGTTGATGTCCAGGTCGAAGTCGTCGAAGAAGTTGACCTCGCCACCCTTGTCAGCACCAAGCGTGTAGTCGGTCAGGTTGACAATGATGCCGAGCAGCTTGCGCTTGCCGCCCTCGTCACGCTCGGCGCCCTCCATAACCTCAACCTCGACCAGGTCGGAGACGTTCAGGCTGGTGGCGATGTTCTGCGTGGTCTGGAAGACGTACCGGTTGTTCTTGTCGCGGAGCTCGAGCAGGTTGCAGACGAACTCGTTGGTGGTGTAGAGAACCGGGGATCCGGAGCCCTTGTAGTTCTTCCTAGCACGGCGAACGGCGTCGATGACGGCGTACTGATCCGCAGCGGCATCAAGGGTAACCTTGTGAGCGAAGAGCTCGTCATCCTTCCAGATCGGACGGATGTTGGCCTCCTTGATCTTGTCCGGAGAAGACACGTCGCGGCCGTCGCCGATCAGGATGGCGCGAGCCAGCTCCTCGTCAAGAGCGAGACGCAGGTTCTGCTTCATCCAGGCGACAACGTCGAAGGACGTGATGTCCAGGATGTCGTCGCGGTCCATACGAGTCTTGTTGTAGATCGTGGTCGGAGTGGTGGTACGGTTGGCCACCTCGTAGACGACGTCCTTCTTGCGGCTGGCCTTCACGTAGCCCTTGGCGCGCAGAGCATCGGGGGTAAGGTCGGACCACTGGGTCTTAACCCTGGAGAACGGCGTGTGCTTGCAGCCGTTGAGAACCTTGGGGACCCAGCTGTTCTCGCGCATGACGCGCTGGGGCTCCTTGTCCACCAGCGTAGCGTCGGGGAACAGCTTCTCCGGCTCCTTGATGCCGTAGTCCTGAGCGTGAGCCAGGAACGAAGTCTTGAGGGTCATGCCCGGGCGGGCAGCGTCCTCGAAGATCTCCTGAATCTGGGAGTGGGACAGAACCTCGCCGTAGACCGGCTCGTCCGAACCCTCAAAGATGTTGGAGTGCACCAGAACATCCTCCTTGCCGAAACTGTGCTCGGCCTCGTCGTTGTCGTCATCCTCGTCCTGGAGGGACTGGATGAAATCGTACAGAGTCTCAACCTGCTCGTCGGTGAGGGAGTCAACGAACTCGTTGACGTTGAACTCCTCGTCGGCCACGTCGTCCTCCTCTTCCTCTTCGGTGTCCTCTTCATCCTCGGACTCCTCGTCCGAGTGCGAGAGTGTAGTGCCGGTGTAGATGATGGCCTCATCCTCGGCGTCCTCGTAGGATCCGTCGGAGTGCTGAATGGCCACATTGTCGATGAGCGCCCCGGGGTTCGCGCCCGAGAGCACGAGCGAGACCTCAACGATGTTTCCATGCGTCACGCTAGGTCCTGAGTGGGACAGGCGGTTGGCATAGATCGACAGCGAGTCCACGTCTCCGTTCTCGACCAGCTCGCGACTGGTCTCAGCCGCGTCGGTCTTGTTGAAGGAGCAGTAGGCGTACACGCCGTCCTTGCGATTCTCGAGCTTCGCGTGTCCAATAACGTTCGCAGGGTCGTTATGACCGTGCTGCCACACAAGCGGGACGGTGGCTCCGTCGTTGTCACGGAAGGCGTCGCGGCGAATGATCCGACCGTCTGAGCAGGTCAGGTCGTTCTTTGTGGCGTACCCGCTGAAGTCATACGCCATTTTGACCTCCGTCCGTAGGTTCAGTGTCGTACTCGTCCTGGGTCGGCGTGGCCTGAGACGGCAATGCGTCCAGCGCCGTGCTGGCGGACGGGTTGATGTTCGCATTCTGCAGGGCGTCCGCACCATCGTCAGGAGCGGGCGGAAGGGACAGGTACGAACGGCCTTCGTTGGACGAGATGACCTCGTCTCGAAGGAGTGTGTCGAGCGCCGAGATCATCTTGGACGGCGGCACCTGGCGGAACGGATCCTTCAAGTACTTGACTCGCTGTCCCTGTGTCCTGGCGGTCTTGGTGAGGAATGTCTGAGTGAACGCGATCGAAATTGCGTCAAGCATCGGTTCGACCGTTCGGTTCCAGTATTGTGCGAGTTCCTCTTCCTTGGCTGTGCCATTGAAGACGTTCTCGGTTACACCGAGTCGAGCATAGAGCTCCTTGGTCAGATACTGGATCTGGGCCAGAAGATTGCTCTCGGCCGGACGGTTGAGCTGTGTTATCTTCTCCGTACCGTCGGCATAGGCGATTCCATACGTTGACTTGGTGAGCTGATCCGAAATCTGGTTCAGTCTGGCGTCGGCTCGCTTCTGCAAACCCTCGGACTTGATGGTGTAGGGCAGCTGTATGATGATATCTAGCTTGCCCGAGTACGCCCTCTTGTCCGCGACATCCAGAAGGGTGAGTTTCTGCGCCAAGCGCTGAAGAGTGGAGTTCGGCTTATTCATCACCTCGTAGAACGGGTTCTGGATGATAGCCGCGGTCCTCTTCGGCAGAATCAGCTCTTCACGCTCGCCTTTGCGATCGTTGTAGAGCCGTACCTTGATGTGATCCGGATACCACTGCGTCACGTAGCCGACGCGCATGGACTTAATCTCGAAGGTGTTCGATTCCCTAGGGTTCAGGTCCGTATCGACCGGTACCACTGCCGCCGCGCCGTACTCGAAGCACGTGTGGACGATGTCCTGAATGAAGGATCGCCCGCTCTGGTCCTTGTTCGGCGCGAACTCTAGACAGTCGTTGAGAGACGACGCTCGCTCGAACTCAAAGCGGCCATTCTCGCCCAGCTGAATATGTCGTATCGGGGTAGCCGCCACGTCGATCGAGATGATGTTGTACAGCGTGTTGACGATGGACGAGTCCATGTTGTACACGCTGAGAGGGAGATCGGGTCGACTGGCGTAGGAAGTACCCAGATTCCAGTCCGGTGATCTGTCCTGATTCGTGAACGCGTTGTAGGCGTGCTTGAGCCTGGACGCGAATGACACCGCCGGCCTCCTTTCAGTCAAATATCTCTCGGTGGACTTTGTACGCAACCCAAGCGTCGAGCAGCGCCGACACGGAGTCGATCTTCTGCTCTCTGCGATCCTTGTAAAGCTTGCGGTTGCCGTTGGTATCCTCCAAGGCTATACAATTCCCCATGGTGAACTGCATAATCGCCTGATCGAAGAGAAGTAGGCGGTTGAACGCCATGTTCTTGATCTCTCCGAGAGGCACGGATTCCGTTTTGGCGCCCTGGATGACTTTCTCGACTCCGTATTCGCCATTCTCTCGAGTCCAGCGCTCCACGAACGCTCGAGCGTTATACGGGTCGAACCCCATTGCTCGAACATCGTAATTCTGGTCGAGAATATAGCGGTCGAGATCCTCGTAAACCTCCATCATGTCGAGAACAGTTCCGTCCATGACTTGAAGGGAGCCCTCGTCAAGGAATTCCTGATATTTTCGTCGCAGTGATGCGGGAAGCATCAGGACGGATTTCTCGGAAACGTAGCATCGGGTCTTCACGCCGAAACGATCCCCGCTGAGGGGGAACAAGAACGTGAACGCGGTGAAGTCGTCGCCTCGGGATAGATCGCAACCCATAGCACAGGGCAACTGCCAGAAATCCTGCTTCCTATGAGGAATTGTCTCGTCGTAGGTGAAGAAGTACGTGTATCCTTCCATGGGGAGACCGAATCTCTTAGCCAGGATATCGTTCCTGACCGAGGGAACGTTCTCGGCGCGCTCAACATCTCGAGCATATGTGTCATACGTGACGGTCATGCCGAGGTTCGGCTGGGCCTTCTGCCACGTGTCCGGATTCCCAACCTCTTTGACGTCATCGAGGCGATAATAGAATATAGACGTATGCTCGTCTCGGTATTCGCCTTTGAGGATTTTGAGGAGCTCCATCTTGATGTCGTCACCACTGGCGTTTCGGACCGTGCCCTCGGAGGAGACAGCCACAATAAGCCAGTCGTTAACCTTGGATGCTCCCTGCTCGAGAGCGCCGACGACATCCTCTCGAATATCGCCGGAGAGCCACTCGTCCACTGTGCAGAGCTTGGGACGGAGCCCCTGAAGTTTGTCGATTGACATGGGGCGGACCTCGACGATGCTGTTCGTCATGAAGTTCTGGATCCCCTTCTTGGTGGCACAGAGCTTCTGACGATCGGCCTTGGAGCCCGAGGTGTTTCGAATCTCGCCGTCGGTCAGGAACGAGAACAGCGGACCCTTGCTCCGAGTCATAGCGGTTCGAAGAGGCTGCATGACTTCCTCGGCCTGTTTCATGGTCGGGGCCGTAGTGATCTGCGTGGTCGTGGTAGTATCAATTGTGAGAAAATACGCTTGCAGCAGCGTCTCATATAGAGACTTGGCTCCGCCTCGAGCAACGATGATGTATTGCTTGTTGACGAGTCGCTGCTTGACTTTGCGTTTCTCGAAGTGTCCTCCGCGTCCGTTCTCGTTCTGGACGAAGACCGAGCGCTCGATGAAATACCACCATCCGAAGATCTCCTCGGCCCAGAGTTTGAACGAGTCCAGAAGGACCAGATCCTGACCGTCAGTGAGAGTCATCTCCGATTCGCAGAAGCGGATGAAACCCTCGACCGCAAGATCGTCATAGTAGAAACTAGGATTACGAACGCGGTCATCGATCCGATTCATCTCCAGTTCGATTTCGTGACATACTGGAATTTCGCCCGACAGTACTCGTGCACGGAACTCAGCATAATAACGCGGGGTTGCGGTATTACTGAGCATTTAAGAGCTCAGCTCCGCTTCTTCCGCTTCTTGGACGCCTTGGCCCCTGCGGATACGGCGCTGTCGAGATAATTGGTGGCGTACTTCGTGCCGACGTTACGGATGGCGCTCACGGCGATGTCGCCAGGAAGCGATGCGAGCTGCTTCTTAAGACGGCTTCGCTGAGATGGCTTAGGACCGTACGCCTGGTTGTACTGACGCTCTAGGTTAGCGCGGTTCACGAGACGCTGAAGCTCGGCGTCGGACAGAGATGACGCCTTGCGAGCCTCCTGCTTGTTGGGTCCGGTCTGGCTTGAGCCGCTGCTCTTGCGAGACCGGCGAATACCCCACTTCATTCCTTTGACACCGTGATGCGCAAGGACATCCTCGGGGCGAGAGATGGAGATACTCATGAGAATTCTTTCTCCTGGTTGATGCGCCACTGCAATTCAGTGATCCGCTTCTGGAATGCCTCGGTGACGTAAGAGTTGTTCGGCGGGTCGAAGTCGAGTCGCACTCGTGCGTAGATAAGTGACTTGACCGCCTCGATTTTGAGCTCGTCCTCTCCGAGCCATTCAGCCCACGTTGAGGTCGGCCCGGTGATGTAAAAACGGGGCAGGCCGAGCTGGGCAGACTCGAAGATCGCCGAGTTTATATGCGAGATGAGCTCGTCGTCGAATGCGGTGTACGATGCCTCGAGGCCGAGCATCTTCTTGATGGTCTGGAGAATCGACCCATCAGGCATTAGCGTGAAGCCTTCTTGAGGGGGAAGCGCGGCTTGCCCTTCACACTCTTGGGGGCGAGCTTCTTGCGCTTAGACTTGGCTGAGAGGTCCTCCCCCGACTCGTCTTCTTCGTCCTCCTCGGGCTCATCCGCATCGGTCCCGATCTTTGTCGGGTTCTTCTGCAGAGCCTGGAGGATCATCTGACGACGGGAAAGCTTCTTGCCGTCGGTCTGGCCGTCGTCTTCCGCCACAACACGTTTCTTCTTGCGAAGGGGCTGTGCAGCGGAAGGCTTAGTACTGTAGTGGAACAATTCGTCCTTATAACGGGTCACTTGCCTCGTGCCGCCTTTCTTGCTTCTCGAGCGGCGGCCTTCTCGGCACGGATCCGCTCCCTTTCTTGCTTCTTCCGCTCTCGCTCGACTTTGGCGTCGTGCTGCTTCTTCGCGTTGGCGGCACCTCGCTGGACTCCGGCCATTTTGGCGAAGTACGAGACAGATGCCTTGGCGAATCGACCTTGGGTTTCCGAGCGAAGTGCGGCCCTCTTGTCGGCAATGATCTGCGCTGTGGACTTCGAGCCGATGGTCTGTTGGCCGGCCTTCTGGTAAGTCTTACGTCGACCCCACTTCATTCCCGGAACGCCATAGTGGAAGAGCTCGTCTCGATAGTTGTTCACCATAGCTTGGTGTCGCCCTCTCGACGTTCGATCAGCTCACTCTCTCGAGCGAAACCGTAGTGTATAGCATTGTGCGTATCATGACACACGGTGATGAGGTACTCGGGATCGAGCACCGCGGGGTTGAAATCTACGAGATCTTCTGGCTTCATCGGATTCATGTGGTGAACGAGAAGCTTCCCCTGGATCTCCATTCCCTCGATGCCCAGATCTCGTCCCAGGTCTCGAGCGATTGTGATGTCTCGAGACCTCTTCCACTCCGGAGAGTGATAGAACCTCTGATTCAGGTAACGACCCTCGCCGAATGTGCGTGCGTATGGGTCTGAGAAAGTCTGCAGATAGCGTAGTCTCGAGTCCCAGTCTGGGAGCTCAATCAGTTCAGAGTACGTCCTCACCGACACCACCGCCAGAATAAGCACGGAATGCTCTAAGCACCTCTGCGTACGCCTCTTCGCCTCTAGCGGAAGCCTCAAGTGCTTCTGCTTTGGCCTTTAGCATCTTGTTCTCGGAGCGGAGTCGCTCCTGTTCGAGCTTCTCTCGACTGGTTCCGAGTTTGAGATAGTGAATCACAACGGATGGGGGCGCAGTGCCCTCGGCCAGCATCATCTCGGCCCGTCTGGTGGCCAAAGAGATGAGGCGATCCTCGGCCTCCTCCGGAGAACGGGGCGGCCTCTTCGGTACTTCGATGGGCTTTGCCTTGCGCGACATTGAGTTTCACCCCTGTGACGACATGTTGTTACTAGATTCGACCGAGATTCAGGTCAGACCACGCGACTCAAGCAACCCCTCCCGACGCGGAAAGGAACACACAAGAAAACGCGTCGAGTGCGAATCGCGTGGCCTGGTCCGAATCCCGACCGAAAATGTCCCTCCGGGTTAAATA